GGCTGGGAGGACTCGTGATCCCAGAGCACGAGCTCGTCCGCTTCTTTCAGCGCTTCCGCTGCGGCCCCTTTTCGGATGATCTCCCGGAAGCCCCAGATCGGCGCGTACACCTCGTACACGATCGGATAGCCTTCGATGATCATTTTTCCGTCCTCATCCACGGCTCGCATCTCCTGGGCAAAGGGCAGATAACGACGTTCCGGTCCGTCGAGGCTTTTCTCTTCTCCCTCTTCCTCGCCAAGCTTTTTGTCGATCGCCTCGAGTAGGCTGTCGGCTGCCTCCACCAGGGCAGTGAATTTTTGTTGGGCAGCCCGCTGTTTCGCGGCGATTACCGCCCGCCGCCAGACCTTCCCCTGCTTTCCATAGGGATACTTATACCGCTGGTAGGTGTCCTCATCGGCCGCCTCATCCTGGACCAGGAACCAGAGAGCACATTTAGCCCAATCGCCGTTTTCCGAATCCATGAGGGCGCGGCTGTCCTTAGACGTGAAGCTCCACGCGCTATCTTCGTCGATCTTGCCGGCGGCGATCAAATTCTTGGCATGAGAAACCGCCTTGGAGCTCACCTTCAGGGCCCGGATTTCTTCGCTCGGGTAAAAGGCTTCCTCCTCCTTCGCAGGCTCAAAGGTTCCCTCTTTCTCCTTGCAGTGTGCCCGGGCCGACTTCTCCGTCCATGTCTTGGTCGGATATCGCATGGACTGCAGCTCGCTTTCATCGTCGCTGATGATACCGAAAACGAAGTCGATGCATTTCCCCTCGTGCTTCTGATAGCAGTTCTCTCGGGCGAATTTTTTATACTTCTCCGGGTCTGTAAGCCGGCATGAATGCTCGTTCGGATACGGCCTTGCTTCTGCTTCGTTTAAAATCTTCTCTTCCATGGTTCTCTCCTACGCACTCGCCTCGATTCCGCAGTCGCAACCGTCGTGATAGGGCGGATGACTGCAGTTATTTGAAACCGTCAAAGGCTTCTCCGCCCCGTCCGGCTGAAAATCTCCTTTGGGGAGGAAATATTCATCGATTCCGATTATCTTCCCGTCGAGAGCCTGGCAGTAAGGGCAGCTGTCCCCGTAGGCGATGGACCGGATCTTCATGATCCCGCAGAGAGCGAACGCCGATCGGGTGAATGCGCTCTCGGAGCGGATCGTTTCCCTCATGACGATCTTGCCCGGGCGCTTTTCTTCCCACTCGGTCAGGCGCTGCTCGAGCGCCTCCCGCTCGTCCGTCCCCTCCTTTTGGGCATCCCGGATGACAGCCTCGAGCTGCTCCCGAGAGGAAATAATGTGCCGCTTGGCGAAATATTCCCTGTACTCCCGCTGAAAATCCATGTATTGCGGAGCGATATCAGAGTCGTTGTTAATCTCCTCCTGCGCGACTGGCAGGATACCCGTCGCGTACGAGGTGACAAGCGGAGCAACGAGTGTGTCTACCTCCTTGCCGAAATCCCGATAGAAGCCCTCGAGCCAGGTGTTGAACTCCGATATTCCATGCTCAGAAAGCATCTCCTCCACCGCAGCCCGCACCGCCTCGACTTCCTTCTTGACGAGCTGTCCTGCAAACTCCTCGAACTTCGGTTTGTAGGCGATCGTCAGGCGTCGGCGCAGAGCCGCGCTTCGCTTCTGTACAATCTGCACGTTCGCCCGCTTCACGAGGGAGCTGTCCTTGTTCTCAATAGTGAGCGGTTGCGGTGAAACCACCATTTCCTTGTTCACCATGTTGAGCGGCAGCATGTATACCTTTCCCAGCCCGTTCGGCTGGGGATTCATGTCCTCGAGCGACCAGTTCTAAGGCCTGCTGTTCGATGTTGGAAAATGTTGCCCGGGCGAGATCTCGCAGAATATGCGGGGGAAGATTCATCCAGCGAGCGATCTCGACTACCGAGAACTGACGTGATTCCAGAGCCTGCGCCTTCGAGGCATCAATCTCCGATTCCTTGACTTTGGCGCCACCAGTGACGAATATGAACTTCCAAAGCTTTCCAAGCCCGCCATATTTCTTGTTGAAATCATTTTGTAATCCTTGACGGACGTCTTCCTTCGGCGCGTTTACCATTTCCACGAATCCGCCCGGATGGATCCCACTCCCGAAAAACGTACCCGCGAACTTGTCCTGCGCCTTGGTAAGCCCCAAAGATTCCCGGGCATAGTGGATGATGCCTTTACCCTGCACTCCATCCAGACTGATGTGTGGGATATGAAGAACCCGAGACCGTGGAAGATAGATTCGCTGCGGGATCTTCTGACCATTTTTAATGTGCGTGATGTATCGCTGGTCGTTCTCCGGATCCAGCCAGGTGCGATCCGGAAGCAACGGAACGAGTTTCTGGATTTGATAGCTCTCTACATCATGATACGTGTACCAATCACCCCAAAGATACTTGTGCATGATCGAGGTGTATGTCCACTGCCATGAGGTGAGCTCGCTGTCGTTCGGCTTGTTGTGAAGCCGATCGTACAGCGGATGGTCGAAAGCATGTTCTCTTCCGCCTCCGGGAAGCCGGCGTAAAATGAATTTTGGAAGCGTCGCCATCGTGCCGGCCAGGAAGTTCAGCGCGGCAAACAGCCCCGAAATTGTGAGCGAGGAGACTTCGTTGACTCTCGTGCCGGCAGGTGTCATCGGTCCGCGGTTCCATTCATCCCATTTTTTCTCATCGTATTCCTCATGAGCACGGAAAGCTTTCAGTGCCGCAGAGATCCGTTTCGCCAAACTCACGCGGTCCATATCTCCACCTTTGCCTGCGCTTTTCCATATTCTGAATAGGCGCGATGATAAGCCATGATTGAGGCGACGACACCATCGATCCGTTTGCCGTAGGCTCCTCGCTTTGGCTTCATCGGCATGATAAGCCCCTGGCGGTCACTTTTGACCTCTGTGCAGGAGATCATCCATTTCATGATAGGGTTCCTACCATGAGCGATCTTCTTTCCGACAACAGCTCTCTCGAACAAATCGGTTGCTGGGGCCATATATGAGTAGATCTGCCGGTACAAAACCATCTCAATAGTTACACCATGTTTTTGGAGATCTTCCACGAGAAGTCCCGCCCGATACGGATCGTAGGCGATTTGCGGAATGTCGAATCGCTGAGCATCCTTGCGGATCTGTTCTTCCACAACGTTATGACTGACCTGAGGTCCGGGCGTGAGGGTGAGTAATCCCTGTTTCGCCCAATAGCGATATTGCCGTTTGTCCTCGCGCTCCCGCTCTACGACGTTCTCTTCGGGAAGGAAGAACCGGTACAGGAACGGATACACGTCAGGCTCTTCTTCGCTCGGCCAGAAGCATAGCACCCAGGCTGTCAGATCGCGGGTCATCGACAGGTCGATCCCGCCATAGGCACGCCGTTCTTCGAGGGCCTTCTCGTCTACCTTACCGGCACAGGCGGCCCAGAGTTCCGGCGTGATCCACCGGGTTTGTACTTGCGTCCAGACGTTGAAGTTCTTGGTCAGAACATCATTTCGTTTGGTTGGGATATTCAGCGCTGTGGTCACCCGTTCGCGCAGAAAATCTCGCCGAGGAGTGGGCAGGATATCCAGACTTGGATTCGCTTTCGGCCACACCTCCGGATCTACGAAATCATCGGCCTCATCCAGCGTGTAGATCAGGCCGAATACATATTCCGGAATCGGATCGATCGTTTGCTCCAGAATCTCCACGACCAGGTTGCGCTCTTCCGTGTAGCACGGAGACTCCAGATCGAAGCCGGCCGTGGTGATGATATAGCTCAGCGGCTGCAGTCGGGATCCCTGGCCGGAGTCGATGGTCTCCATCGCTTCGTGGCCCGGATACAGATGTGCTTCATCGATGAGAGCCAAGGACGGACTGAAGCCATCCTGCTTAGCAGCATCTCTGCCCCAGACCGTCATGATCGCTCGCGGATCAGTGTGCAGCAGCAGCCGCGGCTCATTCGTCTGTTCCTTGTAAAAACGCGCTCGCTCATTCAAGACCGGATGCGCTTTCACCATGGCTGCCGCAATCTCCCAGGAGATCTTGCCCTGTTCTTTCTTCGGTCCGACACAGTAAATTTGCGGTCCCCAGTCGTGAGGACGTTCGGCGTAGAACACGAACAGTGCAGTGCTTGCGGCGTCGGTTGTTTTGGTGTTCTTCTTCCCGACCTCAATATACGACTTGCGAAAGCGGCGATATCCGCCCTCTGTGCGCCGCCAACCAAAGAGCATCCGCTCCGGTACGTGGATCCGGTTACGGGAAGCCGGTGAAAGACCGAACTCGGCCATGTACGCCTTATACAGCTGCCAGCCGGCTTTCATCGTTGTCATTTCCGGTATGGTCTGGCTATTTTTACCAAGTAGATATTGGGCGAGAGTGCGCCGGAATCGCTTTCCCGTTTTCGGATTTCGAGGACGAAAGACTGCATCCTTTGCCTCGCAATACATGCCATAAGCATCACAGCAAAGCTCCAGGGTGGCGAGATCGATCGACGTGACGAGCTGCTGCTCCATGAGCTCAGCGATCAACTCTTTCCACAACCGACGGGCCCAGCGGTTCATTCCGGCCGGTGGCTTTGGCACCGTCAGCAGCACGGGCGGCGATGGTTCGTTTCCGGGATTGCGATCCTTCCGGAAGTTTCCCTGAATGATTTTCGTCTGCCGCGGTTTCCGCGGTCTACCTTTTGCCATCGCCCAACCCCTTATGCGAGTTTTGACATCGCGTGCGCAAACCTGCGCCCACGGTCTCGGAAGCAAAGCTATCAGAGATTTTCATCCCCCCTCCTCTTATTTTTATGTGAATGCATCCAGGCAGGTGTTTCGGTACCGTGTTCATCAAATCGGGTAGCGAGCTTGTTATATCCTTTCCAAATAATGATTGCCTGATTTCTCAGGATTGAATTGTCGATATATATTTTGATCTTTCTTTTTTTTAAAAGATCATGGCCATTTCTCAATTCTATTGCTTGGTCGATGTTCAAACAGATCATGAAGATCCGCCTTCGATTTCGGTATATATATCTACTAAGCAGCGTAAACCAATTCATTTCATTTTCCTTTCGTGTTCCCGAATCCACCGTCCTCGCTCGCTGTCTTTCGATCATGACAGGATTTGCACATCGCCTGATGATTCGAAGGATCCCAAAAGAGCACTGAGTTTCCTTTGTGAGGTTTGATATGATCCACGAGAACCGCCACGTTGTGGCATTCGGCAAAGTTCACACACAACGGATGCATCTTGAGAAAATACTTTGAATATTTTCGCCATCGAAAATCGTATCCGCGTTGTGAAGCCGAGGGACGACTCTTCTCGTAACGGTTCGCCAAGAGCTTTGCATGTGTCTCACAGTAGGTATCGTGAGTCAGATTCGGGCAGCCTGGATATCGACAGGGTTTCTTAGGTTTAGAAGGCATAGCAGGCTTTCGATGTTTTATGGTTTGAAGACGGGAATATTCTTCGTCTGTTAATTGCAGGATGAGAATCGGAAAATATTGAATGCACTGCAAGTAGTTCCCCTCCCAGTTGCCCTGCAGACAAATAAAAAAGCGAGCAACCGATCAAACGCCAATCGCCCGACTAATAGTCGGGTTTTCGAGTCGTTTGATCGATCCCTCGCCTCTGTTTTCAGTCGGCGCAGAACCGATCAGATATTGTGGTTATAAACTATACATTTTCTTCATTTTTCGTCAAGTCCTCTTGTTCCTTTATTTCCAGGATCTTTTTCCGTTTTGTGATTCGCCCGTCATGGAGAATGAAGATTAGACCCACTTCGCCATATTGGATTTTATCAAGTTGCGTTTCGAGCC